AACGATTGCACCTCCAGGTTGTAACCTTTGTCGTGGACCTGCCATAAACCATTCGTAAGCTTCTTCCATGGCTTTATCGGACATAGCGTCTTGTTCGGAATGTGGATCGTCGATAATAAACAAATCCGCACCCCTTCCTGCTAATGCACCACCAATACCTGCTGCGTAATATTCACCGCCTTTATTTGTTAACCATTTACCTGCAGAACGGCTATCTGCTTTTAGTTCTGTTTCAGGAAATAAAGCCGCGTATTCTTCTCCGTCAATTAAATCCCTAACTTTACGTCCGAAGTTAACCGCAAGGTCAGCGGTATGAGTTGCTTCTATAATTTTTAATTTAGGATTTTTACCTAATAAGTACGCAGGAAACAAATGTGATGCAAACTCAGACTTTGTATGTCTAGGCGGCATATTAATAATTAAACGTTTAAGTTTACCTGTAGCGATATCATCAAAAGCTTTTGCCATTTTAACGTGATGATCACCGTTAATAAATTCTTGCCATATAGATTTAACAAAATCCATAAAGGTGCTTGTGGCTTTTTCTTGGAATTCACGTTTTTCTAGTTCTTCTAAAAGAATCGTAAATTCTTTAGCTTCTGCTTTAGATAAATGGGAAACATCTATTTCCCGTAAAGCCGCTAACTTATCTGCGTTAGATGTCATTTAGGGTTTAAATAAGCTCGTATAAAATCATCAAGTTGATCGTAAGGTATTTCTTCTAAAATTTCTAAATTACTAGGGTCTAACGAAACTACTGTACTAGCTTCTTTTCCTCTAGGTCCAAATCTCAAAGCATCATAACCTTGTCCTGTGAATATATCAGCAAGTTCTTTATTTATACCTTGAGGCATTTTATTTGGAATTCCTTTCATCCCTCCTTGTATTGTTTCTAAATCAAAATCTAATTTCGTAACGTCTCCTCTACTGGGTCTCGATCTATACATTTGAATATCATTTAACAAAGCAGCCATATCGTCAGGCATATTTTCAACATCCAAAGGTTTATTGAAATTAGGTTTTAAAACATAACCAGATCCCGCTTCTCCTCGACTGTTCATTCCTCTAGCGAAAGATTTAAATCTTGGATCTAAGGGATCTACTAAAGAATAAAGACCTCCCGTAGAACCTGTTTTTGTGGGAAGTTGTAAAGAACCTATGCCTTTAGTTTGACTGCCGTGGAACAACCTATCTAAATTAAAATTAGGACTTGCTCCAAAATAATCACCAATCAAGGTAGGGTCTCTTTCAGTACTGTATCTTAGATCAGGACCCGTTTTTAATTTCAGTTCTTTTAATTTAGTGGGGTTTGATAAAACATCAGAATAATCAGCATACGAAAATTGTTCAGGAAATGTTTTACCTGTTAATTGAACTGATCCTGGAAAACTTGGGTTAGGGTTTTTAGTTGTGTATTCCCCACGTAAAATAGCTTTATCGTAATCTAATCCTATATCATCAAGTGTTCTTTGATCTTTAAGAACAGGTAATATTTCAGAAGGACCTTTTACTTCTTTTGCAAAATCTATTTGCATCTGTCTCATCGTTTCTTTAGGAATAGGTTTTGTTTTAGCTTGTTCTTTTACGATCTCCGCACTACGTTTTCTTTCAATCACATCCATTTTCTTTTTGATTTTATCTGCTGCCTCATAAGCCGCAGACCCGTCACCGCTTTGTGCGTTACGCATTTCCCTGTCGTAATCAAATTTTAATTTTTTGAGTTGTTTATCAAATTTAGCAATAAGCGGGTTCATCATTTCTAAAAAACCCATTCCTGCTAGTTTCGCTCCACCACCTGCTGGACCGAGGTAATCTAAATACGATAAAGCTTCACCGAATTTATCGCCACGACGTTCAGCTAGTGCTGTTGAGATTCCAGGAATAAATTCAGATATACCACGAAGGGCTTTTTTCAACGGATCACCGCCTGAAACTTGTTGGGCTATCAGATCGCCTTGAATATAATCAAGGTATCTATCCATCAAACCTTGGTTTTCTATGGGTGCTGCGATGGATTCAGGAGTAGCCATCATCGAAGTATAAGCTAACTAACGACAAAATGTAAAACGTTGTGTTTTACGAATAAGTAAAGTAGTTAGGGTGAAGAGTGGGATCCTTGGTTCGCGGTAGCTTTTTTCTTAGCCCGTCGCTGCCTAGCCCTGAAATTTAGACTATCTTTCGTATTCCGTATTTCGTCTTCCATGTCTTGCCAGAAAGCATCCCTGAACAACTGTTCGTGGTCCGCGGATAGTTTGGTATGAATAATTAGATCTTTATCTCTAGGAATCCAATCTTCCCAAAACTGTTTACGTTGATCTGACCATTGCCATTTGATCTCGCCTAGTTCAGGTCTAGCGTGTATGTAATACCCGAAGATTAGCGGTTCTTTGAACTTTGGTACTGTTTTTGGCATCTTTCTTCCCGAATATTTTTTCCCAGTTATCTTGGTATTGATTACCTTTTTCTGGTCTACGTTTACTTCCTTTACTCATCTTCTTCCTTATCGTAGTTCCTATAATACTCTACAATCGATAAAATGTTCTTTGTGTAGCGTGTGATCTCTGCCATATTCATCGAAAGGTTTTCGTATTGTTGTGTGGTCAACGCATAGTATGCAACCGCAGGAGCTTTACCGTCTTTAACGAGTTGTAGGTATTCTTCCATGATCTCTGGAGTTAACACTTCAAATGTTACCTCGGTCGCTTGGATTTCCATAGGTAATGGTGGGTGGTACATCGGTGCTTGTAATGCGATCGTATTAACATCTATCGGCTTAGCTGTAGGTAATAACGAACAACCACTGACCGCGAACAACGCAATAATACTAAATTTTTTCAATCGGTCCTTCTTCATCCATCAGGTTCCTCATTGGTTACAGTTGTTAATGTTACAAGATTATCTATTACTCGTTTAGTACCACGGTTAACCATCTTCTCAACAAGTTTAGGTTTGTTTAGTGCAAGGTTATCCAGATCGTGCTTAGCAAATGTGTTTCTTAATTTATTTACTTCACGAAGTGCGTTTTGTTTTTCGGCTTCTAACGTACCAAGACTCGCGGACAGCTGTTCTTGTTTTGCTAGGTATTGTTTGATGGATTCGTTTTGCTCGGATATTTTTGTTTCCAGGATTATCTGATTACCTTTGAGCGTGGATATTTGGTCTAATAAGAACCACGAACCCGCCAAAGATGCCGCCAATAGACCTCCAAGAACCAAGCTAAGTTTAAAACCCATCCCAAAAGTATAATCGTAAAAAATTTTTTCGCAAAATTTTTATCACAGGGACTTATTTGTAAAGTAGTTGCAATCGAGAGGCTGAACCCAAGGAGCGGCGGAGGGTGAGGACGTAGAAGCGGTCTAGGGGGGTATAGGGTACGTTCTAAGAGTAGTTATATATGGTGTAAGGGTAGAGGTAGTGTTGGTAATGTAAGGGCGTAGGCTTATATCGTAGGCATAAAAAAGGGCTACGAATGTAGCCCTTAGGTAAGGTAGCTAGAGGTTAGCTAACTAAGGCGTTAATACCGTTAGATTTATTCCAAGCATCAGTACCTTTCATTTTAGATATGTAGGTACGTAGTATTTTGCTAGGAGTTTGCTCATACGCATCACCACTAGCATTAACCCATGCAATACTATCATCAGCACTCACGCTAAAGTCATCTATTTGTTTGACTGTAGCAGTACCACCTAATAGTTTGATATAAGCCAAGACTAGTTGTACTTGTCTTGGGGCTATACCTCTATCATCCATGGCGTTATCAGTTAATGATAAGACCATTGATTGAGCAACACCACCACCACTTTTACCAATAGGGGCAATGTCAGCTATATCGGCTTTTCTTTTATCTACATTAGCAGTAGCCGTTTTGACTGCTAATCTATCTTTTGCTTTGTTATCCATGTTGGATACCTCTTAGGCTATTAGTTAGTTAAGTATTGATAAGGTAGCCTAGTTGCCTAATCAATAACTTATTATAATACTAAACTACTTTACTTGTATAGTTATTTATAAGGTTATTTAATTATTTATTTATTAGCGATTTTTACGATTTTAGCGATTTTATTTTTTATTTACCCGATTCGCACGAATGTTTTTTCTTTCTGGGCGATTCGCTCGAATGTATTTATTATATATAGAGTAGAGCAGGAAGGGTTGAGTAGAGCGACGGATAGAGTGATAGAGTAGATTGAGTGATAGAGTAGAGCGTAGAGTAGACCGAGCACAAAAAAGGGGACCGAAGTCCCCTCGTTCGCTGTCCGTGGTTAGCTGACAGTAATCAGCTTTTCCTCAATCAGTCTAGCTCTGTAATAAGCCCAAATGTCATTCGGCTCTTGGACTGTTACCAATCCAGCTTTGACCAATGCACTCTCGGTCGAACCGTCAGTGCCGATCAGCTCACCCACCGTCATGGTGTGATCTTTCGCAGCGATTAACGCTTCGATGATTTTCCCTGCTTGAGGTGGGAACTTTCCTTTCGGTGTAGCAATCAAAGTGATCACTGCATTGTAGTTAATTGACCCTTTCTGGGCTCCTGCTTTATAGTTCTTATCTATCATATAATTCTCCTTTCTAGTTAATTCTTAAATAACCTTTATTTAAGATAAGTATATTATTGCTTAGATACAAGCGAAAGTAAAGCACTATAAAGAGTCCAGGATTATGCCACTAGGAACGATTCGCACGAGTCTTAATCCGCGGCTATCTCTCCTTCAACAACTTTTGCATCCAAAGTTCTTTTCTTAATAAGGTTTTCGAGTCGATCGAGTATATCGTCCTTGGACATCAGATCGATTTTCGCTGTTAGTATTTCACGTCGATCGATGTAGAGTCCACCTGCCTTCCCTCGATGGACCTCGGCTGTGATGGCAGCGGATATTTGACCTTGGTCCTTCGCCTCCTCTCTAAGGTCGTGTAGAGTAGAGAGGTGTGTCTCCAGGGAAACTGCATCTCTTTCCGAAGCTGCGATTTCCAAGTCGATCAAGTAATTCTTTACAACTGGGTTATGATTTAGTAATACACTTCCTTGTGTCTTCGCACCCTTCCTATCCTTCGTATACCCTGCTTTTATCGCGGCTTCAGTGGCTGTTTGCCCTTTGAAGTACTCCTTACAAAATTTCTTTTGTTTAGAGTTGAGTGGTTGCCAAATCTTACCGTTATCGTCAACGAATCCTTTACCGTCTTCTGTTGGCATTAATGACGTGTACGTCAGCTGTTTCATTCTACCTCCGAGCTTCGCATAAAGTTATTACTATCATATTAGTTTTATTATCAAATAAATAGTTTTCTCATGCCCTCTAGGTAATCTTACCATAGTTTCTAATAGACTAATAGAATTCTATTAGTTTTACAGAACCAAAGAATAGAGTAACCAAGAGACTTGTAGAACGAATCTATTAGTTTATTAGCGATATTAGTAGATTTGAAAAACTTTTTTCAAAAACTTTTTTAATTTTGAGAATAACAATACACATAGATTAATAGAATGTGATAGACATAAAAAACCCCCGACCAACGCACCGCTGACCGAGGGCAAAGATTAGATATTAATAACTAAGGTTTAATAAATCGGCAATATCAACTCTTTCGGTTAAATATCGCATCGCTTTTTCTAAATGATCTCCTTCAGGATTATCGTATACAAAATGCCTAATATTAGCAGTCGTATCTTGATCATGAATTGAAATAATAATATGTATAACTTCATCATCATTAGCTAGAAACTTATCGTAATCTTCTTTCCACCAATCTTTGGTTTCAACGTTTTTATAAGTTTCTTTCATAAACTGTATAAACATTTTAGGTAATTTCCTATTTTCAAAAGTCTTAAACTGTTTCGAAGTTAAAGTTAACATTCCGCTACCTATAGTTTCGTCTTCTTGCCAATCAGTGTAGATATATTCATACTCACTAACTGGTTTTGGTTTAGAAGTTCTATTCCAACTTTCGGTATTAAATACTGGGTATAAATCAAAATAATATCTCGGCTCTACTACTATATTATGGTTAATATAACTATTAGTCGCTCTATACCAATCATCTTTGATTTCTATCTTACTTCCAGCTAACCAAACGTTATGTTTGGTCATCTGTATAAATTCAGGATCACCCGCTGCTTTCAACAGTTTGTTAATCCTAGTAACATTTTCTTTTATTAGTTTTTCTAACATTTCTTTCTCCTTTCTTTGTAGTTAAAATCGCTAAAACCTTTTTAGCGTATAAGTATATTATAACCGCGATTTTACACGCGATTAAAAGCAGTATTCGAGCCTTTGATTCGCCCGACTGTTAACAACCGAACATAAAAAACCCCCACATAAGCGAGGGCAAAGCTTGAGGGAGTCAAGCTTATTAGATAGAGTAGATTATCCTACATTCCGTTTTCGTCGTAGTAGATCGCTGACTCCGTAACTCCGAAAGTTTCACCTTGCGTAGACTCACTTTCTTCGTTGCTTACTAATACAGGTATTCGTAAACTAAATCCCGTGCCGCCTTCATACTCAAAATGAATAAAGTTATAGATATCGTTTGTTTCTACATGAACAATAACATTACTCGGCTCGGTAACTCGACCTAATTCCATATCGTCTGCATGAACAACCTCTTGTTTGAAACTACCTAAGTCTTTCGAATATATAATTTCAGTCAAGTAATCTTTTGACTCATAAATATCTTCTACTCGTTGCGGACTATCGCCAGTAGAGATTTCTATGTTTTGACAACCTGTTTTTATAAATACGTTATCCATGATTATGCCCACGCTGATTCGTAATAAGCGTCTTCTGACATCAAGCACTCCTCATACTCTAATTCTACCACGGTAGAATCATTCTCAGGGTATCTAGTATGTAACTTAATCCCTGCTTCTGCTGCTGTATAACCGTCATAGTAATCGTTGACATACTTTCCGAAGTAGTTTGCTGTTACTCGTGTTTTCGATGCATCACAAGGTAAACCTGCTTTCGCGTCGTTGATACCTTGGTTATAAGCATCAATCTCTTCTTTAGTTAATATTCTCATATCTTTCTCCTTTCTTAGTTAATCGCTAAAAAGTTATTTTTTAACTATATATAGTATAGCTAGGAATTAGCGGAAATAAAGCAACGTACGAAGCTATCACTAACGCCACTAAGCCGAACAAAAAGAATAATAACATATTGTCTGGGTCTCTCATACATACTCCCTTACAAGTTCTAAATGTTCTTTGGTGATAGAGCTAACCTTTCCGATATATGCTGTCACATCACCAATCCAATATTCTTCTGTATGTCCTCGTCGATAAGCCACACGATCGGTATCTTCTAACTCTGTTCCATAGAAATCGTAGAGTAAATCTTTATCTGTTAAATTACCGTTTTCATAATCTTCGTAATCGCGATCCATATAATCCCACTCGGTATACTCACGCTCACCGTCCTGTATTTCTATTGTATAAATAAGCATAACTACCTCCCGATAGTCTCTAAATCGTTTTCAGTTATATATTGATAAGCTCCTTTGTTATACACTGGAGCAATCTGTTTTTTACGCTGTTCCGTTAACTCGTTGGCTGCGGCTTCACCACAACCTAAACAAGTCATATAGCCAAGGCTTCTTCGTCCTTGGCTAATGGGTTCGTCACATAGAGTACAGTCGGTCATGCTTCTTTTCTCTTAAACAATGGTTTAGCGGCAACAAACTCGGTGTTCTCAATACCGTACTTCAATACGGTGTTAACAATCAAGTTCTGCTGGAATGCACACGCCATATGCATCAGTACAGCCTCTTCAGGTCTATACAAATCTATACGTGCAGTTAATTGCTCTGAACTCTCTGGAGTCCAGAATAAATTCGACTCGTGAATCGAAAGTGGTTTAGTTTTATCACTCATGCTGCCACCTCCTTACGTTGTAATAAACTCTCTGCAAAGCCTAGCTT